TATAATGTGCATTTTTATGCATTTACTAAGCCAACAAAGCTTAGTGCTTACACGGACACAATAGTGTTCCCCGAACAATACAGTAACGTTATTACATCACGAGTACGTTACTATGTGTGGCAATTTAAAGAAAGCCCACAACAAGCTGCATTTGCTCTTGACGATCATAAGAAAGCTATGAAACATATGAAGTCTAACCTTATGAATCCTACACCAAGAGTTATGACAGACGACAGACTTTATTTTTAGATTATGGCACGTTCACAACCTTTTACCCTTGCATGTGAAGGAGGTCTTGTAAAAGCTTCTAATCAGATTGATTTATTACGTAGACCCGGAGTAGCAACAGAGCTTCAAAACTTTGAAGTATCTATTGAGGGTGGTTATAGAAGAATTAGTGGATTTAAAAAATTAGGAGAAGGTAGTGCTACGCAGCCCACAGGAAGTGCCGATAGAATTTTAGGTGTGCTACCTTATGCTGATGGAGTTATTGCTTGTGCTAGTGATGCTATTTATTTTAGCCAAGACGGTATCACATGGATGCAGATAAATAAACTATCTGCTGGAGGTGGCGATAGTTATGCAACCTTTACAGCTAGAGCAGCTACTGCAAGAACCGGACAAGGTCAATGCAGTTTTGCAATTTTTGAAAACAGTTATGATTATGGTGACGTAATTATAGCTGATGGTGCAAACCAACCTTTTTCATTTAGAATGGAAGGTACCGGAGCTTTAAGTACTCGAACATTTATTACACAAGAAATAACTGTAGATGGTACTAATAGTGTAAAATACGTAACAGTTCACGACCATCATTTAATAGCTGCTGGTGTAGAAAACAATGAATCAACCGTTTATTACAGTGTAAATAATGACCCTGATAACTTTGCAGGAGCTGGAGCAGATGCAATAACTATCTCAGATAGGATAGTAGGAATCAGAGGATTCCGTGAAGATTTATTTATATTTTGCGAAAATAGTATTCATAAACTTATAAATATTAACGATAATACAACAGTTGCAATTGTACCCGTTGCTGAGAACGTAGGTTGTTTATCAGGTTATAGCATTCAAGAGATTGGTGGTGATTTATTATTTTTAGCACCAGACGGTATAAGAACCGTTGCAGGTACCGCAAGGATTGGTGATGTTGAGTTAGGAACTGTTTCAAAAGCTATACAACCTATTTTAACATTGGTAGCTCAAAACATTGACGACTATCAAATTACAAGTGTTGTATTAAGAGATAAATCTCAATACAGATTATTTTATAGTAATGTAAATGCAGTAGCCACAGCTCAAAGAGGAATTATAGGAACCTTGAGACCAGAAGGTTTTGAATGGTCAGAAACCAAAGGTTTAGAAGTTACTGCACTAGAATCAGCTTTTGATAGCTCTGGAATTGAAAAATATTATCATGGGTCAAATACCGGATACGTATATTTACATGATAATGGTGATGACTTTGATGGCACTGAAATTTTAGCAAGATACGAAACTCCAAATTTAGATTATGGAGATTTAGGAACTTTAAAAACTTTACATTATTTAAGAGTTTCAATGGCAGCAGAAGGAATTGTAACTCCAGAAGTACAAGTTAGGTTTAATTATAATAGTGGTGATATACCACAACCAACAACTAATTATAGTTTAGGAACAATTAACCCAGCTTCATTTTTTGGAAGTGCAGTGTTCGGAAACAATCAATTTGGAGCTACTGGAGTTCCGATGATAAGAATACCACTACAAGGAAGTGGAACCAGTAACAATTTTACATTTATTACAAACGACAATAAACCAGCATATAGAATAAATGGTTTATACATAGATTATATACCTTCAGGTAGGAGATAATTAAATGGCAGGATATATTAGACAAAGTTCATTCGTTGATGGCGATACCATTACCGCAGCTTTATTTAACGATGAATACAACCAACTTGTAAATGCTTTTAGCAATACAGACGGTCATAAACATGACGGTACAACCGCTGAAGGTCCAGTAATTGGCTTGATTGGTGATGCAGGAGAAACTTCACCAAACAACAAAGTGCTTATAGATACTACAAATAACTACATTGAATTTTATGTTGAAGTCTCTTCAGCTCCTGTACAGCAGTTGTACATTGCCGATGGTGCTATTATTCCTGTCACCGATAGCGACATTGACTTAGGTACAGCCTCTTTAGAATTTAAAGATTTATATATTGATGGTACAGCTAATATTGATAGTTTAGTTTTAGGAAGCGGTGCAACCGTTACTGCTATTCTTGATGAAGATACTTTATCATCTGACAGTGCTACAGCGTTAGCAACTCAACAGTCTATTAAAGCTTATGTAGATTCTCAAGTCACAGCACAAGATTTAGACTTTCAAGGTGACAGTGGTGGAGCATTATCTATAGACTTAGATAGTGAGACATTGACTATTGCTGGTGGTACAGGTATTGATACTGTAGGAGCTACTAACACTTTAACAGTCTCGATAGACTCTACCGTTGCTACACTAACCGGTACACAGACTTTAACGAATAAAACACTTACAAGCCCTGACGTTAATACTCCTGATATTGATGGAGGTACTATTGATAATACTGTCATTGGTGGTACAACTCCAGCAGCAGGTACATTTACAACTTTAACTGCTAATACCTCTATCACAGGCACATTGGTCACTGCTGCTCAAACCAACATCACAAGCGTTGGAACGCTTACAGGTTTAACTGTAAATGGAGATGCAACATTTACAGGTGCATCTTATAACGCAGTGTGGGATTCTTCAGATAACGCATTAAAGTTTGCTGATAATGCAAAAGCTACCTTTGGTGATGGAGATGATCTTCAGATTTATCATGATGGTAGTGATAGTTATATAGATGATGCAGGGGTAGGCGATTTAGTTCTTCGCGGCAATAACCAAGTTCTTATCAGAGATAAGGGAACTAACGATGTAATGGTTAATTGCGTCAGTGGTCAGTTTGTAAAGCTATACTACAATAACGCAGAAAAACTAGCTACAACCTCAACAGGTATAGATGTTACAGGTGATGTCGTTGCTGATGGTTTGACTGTTGATGGTAATGTAGAACTTGTAGGTGCTGCTCTATCTTTAGACTTTATGGAGTCAGACCAAACAGATAAAAATTTACGACTTCGTGCAAATGGTGGCGTATTTAGTGTCCAAACGCTCTCAGATGATAAAGCTACTCAAACAAACAGACTACAGATTAGCCATACAACAGGCGATGTAAGTTTCTACGAAGATACGGGTACAACTCAACAATTTTATTGGGATGCAAGTGCTAACAGTCTTGGTATAGGTACGACTAGTCCTCAAGTTAGATTATCTATTGATAACTCTGCAACAGGTGGAGAGGCTTTAAGAATAGGAGATACGTCTGGTGCTGGTGGAACAACGATTGGCGAAACCTATTTAGGTTTTACTGCTTATAGTTCAGGAACTACGCAAACATATCCTCATGCTTGGATAGGTGTTACAGAATATGATGTTTCAGACCAAAAAGGTATTTTAACATTTGGAACTAGACAATCTAATGCGGATGTTGCTCCTACAGAAGCCATGCGTATTGATAATTCAGGCAACTTGTTGGTGGGTAAGACATCGACTGCTATTGAAACTGTAGGTACTACTTTATTTCCTACTGGAAGGATGATATCTACAGCAGACGGAGATGATGTTGTAGTATTAAATAGGCAAACATCTGATGGTGATATAGCAGGATTTAGAAAAGACGAAGCAACAGTTGGAACTATTGGTACTAAAGGCGGTGATTTAACTATTGGAACTGGTGATACAGGTTTACGCTTTGTTGATGGTGATGATGCAATTTGGGCTATCGATACATCAACAGGAGATGCCAGAGACGATGCTGTTAGTTTGGGCGTTGCTGGTGCGAGATTTAAAGATCTCTACCTTTCAGGCGGTGCTTATGTAGGCGGTACAACTTCTGCAAACTATCTTGACGATTACGAGGAAGGTACTTGGACTCCTTCTTATGGGGGAGTAACGACTGAGGGTACTTATACATATGGTCAACAAGTAGGAACTTATGTAAAAATAGGCAGAACCGTAACGATTACATGTCAAATTACTAATATTACTGCCACTAGTGAAGGTAGCGGAAATGTAAAAATTTATGATTTCCCCTTTACAGTAACCAACTCTGGAGCAGGATACTATCCCGGAAGCTGTATTTTAGAATTTTTTAGTGTTGATGCTAATACTGTAAATATAGCTGCTAGTCCGGACTCAAACAGCAATCGAGCAATTTTTTGGTTTACTAAAGATGGAACAGGAGATGCTATATTAAATGTTGCTGATAGAGCTAGTGATAGTGCTGATATTAGATTTACCGCAGTTTATGAAACAGACTCTTAATAAATTTATACCTAGTGGATTCTAGGTAAGGAGAAAAAAAATGGCTTTAACAAAAGAAACAATTGAAGATAAAATTGAAGTAGTAGGAGAACATAAATTTGTTCAAGTAAGAACTGCTACAGTTATTAAAGAAGATGATGTAGAACTTAATAGGTCTTTTCATCGTCATACTTTAATACCTTGTAAGAAAGAAGGAGATACATGGTCAGATACTGATATTTCTTCTCAATCTACAGAAGTACAAGGAATATGTAATGCAGTTTGGACAGATGCTGTTAAGACTGCTTACAAAACTTGGTATGACGCAAATAACGGATAATACATGGAACTATCAGCATACATCGTTTGGAACGTCTTTATAACGCTTGTTCTTGCTCCTCTACTCTACAGTATTAGACAGAACAGCAACGAGATACAACGTCTTGGTATATTAATTAACAAGACTAGAGAAGACCTTGCAAAAGATTATGTAACCAAACAAGAACTACGAGACGACATGAGCTTACTCATGGACCGTATACAAAAAATTGACGAAAAACTTGACAAACTGTTTGATAGACAGTAAAATAAACATATAGGAGTAAACTATGAAACTTAAAAGACCTAATAAGTCTGGAAACCAACCTACTAATCAAGGATACCTACATTCATCACCTAAGATTTCTGGTGATGCTAACTCAGGTACAAGAGTAGGCTTCGGTGGTAATGTTGGAGGAGAAAATCCTACTGGCGATGCTAATAACATTTATTTACAAAAAAATGCTTCACTAGGAGGAGATGCAAACTCTGGAACTAGAGAAGGTTTTGGTGGTAATGTTGGTGGTGTTAATCCAGCTGGTGGAGTAAACGATATTTACTTACCAAAAAATCAACCAATTTCTGGTGGTGCCAACGACAATATCTATCTTCAAGATAATCAAGAAGTCTAACATACATGCCTTACAAACGTGAAGGCAATACTGTCTTTGTAAAACGTGGAAATCGTTGGGTTAAAAAGGCAGAAGCTAAATCTGCAAAGAATGCTGAAAGCATGATACGTTTGTTATACATGAAAGAAAGAGAACAAAAAAATTGTGGTGGAGTCATGATTGTGCTTGGCAAACTACAAAGTAGGAAAAAGAAAAATGGCAAAAAGAAAAAGTAATAGACCTAGGTATACAACAGGTGGTAGAATAGATTACCGTACTGGTGGTCGTGTTGGCTACGCAACAGGAGATCAAGTTGGTTTTGGAAGAACAGGAGAGCCCGGTGAACCAGAGTTTAACTCCAAAGCACCTGCAACAGCACCCGCACCTGCACCTGCAACAGCACCTTCACCCGCACCTGCACCTTCGTCTGGATCGGGGTCTGCGTCTTCACAAACGACTTATCCAACATATACTCCAGAAGAATTAGCAGCAATAAAAGCAAGAGCAGAAGCAGCAGCTAAAGCTGGAAAAGCAAACGCTGCAAGAGCTAAAGCTGATGCAGAAGCCCAAAGTGCTCAAGCAGATGTAGATAAAGCCGATGCAGAAGCAAGTAAAGCTCAAGCTGAATCAGATCAAGCTGAAAGCGATGCAGCAGCAAGAGAAGCCACTTCATACAGTACTCCTAGAACTGCTGATGGTAGTTCAGGATATCCGAATAAACAAGCAACTTATAGTGATGGTAAAACACCGGGAGAACCAGAACCGGGAGATTCAAGACCACCATATACACCATATACACCATATAGACCTCCATCCACACCATATACACCACCACCTGCACCTACTCCTTCTCCAGACGATGAACAAAGTCAAGCAGCAAGAGATGCATTAGAAGCAGCAGCTAAAGGAGAAGTTGCACCAAACGCACAAGTCGACCCCGAAGATGTTTTTAAAGTTCAAGAAGATATTGAACAAAAAGAAACTGAAATGGAGGCTACCGATCCTGCTAAAGCTTATACAGCTAAAAAAACAGCAGACGAAGATGTAAGCACTGTAGACAAAACTTCTACAGCAAGAACTCCTGAAGAAGTTGAAGCTGCAAAATATAGAGCTTCATTAATTAAAGAAGCTGCTGAAGCGGAAGCAGCAAAAGGAGAAGTAAGTGATCAATCTATAGCAGATTCTGTTGGTGTTGGAGATGTTCCTCCGATAGATTCAGCGGAAGTAGAAGTTGAAGAAGGTGCTTTAGTTGGTAGAGTTGTTGGTAAAATTTCTGATGAAGCAAAAGCAACAGCAGCACAAAATGCTGGTACAAGTTTAGCAAGAATTACCCGAGCTAAAAAACAATTAGCTAATGCAGGATTAAGTGAAGCAGATATTGCAGAACTTGGTAACGACCCAGAAGCTTTAGAAGCTAGGTTAGCTGATTTTACTGAGGAAGAACGAGGTATTATTGAAGGATTACCTGAAGAAGCTTTAGTATCTAATCAGTTAGATGGTTTATTACAGGGTATGGAAAACGGTGAAATACCTTTATGGGCAAAACCTGCGGTATCACAAGTTGAACAAATGCTTGCTAGACGAGGATTATCAGCTTCAACAATTGGTAGAGATGCTTTATTTAATGCTATTATTCAAGCAGCTATGCCGATGGCTCAATCAAATGCTCAAGCTATCCAAGCTAGTGTAGCTCAACAAAAAGAAATTGAGTTTAGAACAGATGAGGCTAATGCTCAAAGAAAACAACAGGTAGCACTTAGTAACGCTGATAAAGTTTTTAATATGAACATGGCTCAGTTCAATGCTGATCAACAAAGAGAAATTATTAATTCTCAGTTTATGCAGACAGTAAGTATTAAGAATGCAGATAATAAACAACAAGCAGCTATTCAAGATGCAGTACTTTTATCGCAAAGAAATATTGCAGAAGCTGATTTAAATACTAAAATTCAAATTCAAAATGCTCAAGCATTCTTGTCTATGGATATGGCTAATTTAAATAATCAGCAACAAACGAATATGATTAATGCTCAATACGAACAACAAAGACTTTTAAGCAATCAATCAGCTCAAAACGCTGCAAAACAATTTAATGCAACAAGTGAAAATCAAGTTAATCAATTTAATGCATCTCTTGCTGCAAACATAAGTCAGTTTAATGCACAACAAAAAAATGCAATGGCTCAGTTTAATGCAGCACAAGAAAATGCAGCTGAAGCTAGAAATAAAAATAGAGAAGCTGATAGACAGAAGTTTAATGCACAAATACGTACTAGCGTTGATCAATTTAATACTCAGATGGAGTTCCAACGAAATCAGTGGAATGCACAAAACGCAGCAGCTGTTGAAGCTTCTAATGTAGCATGGAGAAGAAAAGCAAATACGATGAATACTGCTGCTCAAAACCAAGCTAATATGTTTAACGCTCAAAATGCATTTCAAATGTCAAGCCAAGCAAATGCTTTTATGTGGCAAGAACTTCGTGATCAAGCAGCTTATGATTTTCAAGCAAAAGAAAATGAGTATCAAAGAAAAGCTTCATTAGCTATTGCAGCTTTAGGAAATGAGGGAGGATCTTATCAGGGCAAGAACTGGTCTACTAATTTAAATTCTGCTTTAAGTGTATTGAAAAATTTTACAGGATAATACTATGGGATTTTTAAGAAAAAAATTTAAACAAGTTAAAAAGGGTATTAAAAAATTAGGAAGTGTATTTTCTAAAGCTTTAGATAAACTAGGTATAGGTAAAGTATTAGGAAAGTTAGGACCCCTAGGTTCTTTAGCTATTATGTTTGCTATGCCTTATCTCGGAGCTTGGTGGTCGGGATTAGGAGCAGCCAGTCCAGCTACAACTTTTATAGGTCAGGTTGGTCAAACTTTACATAAAGTTGCAAGCTCAGTTGGTAATGTTGTATTAAGTCCTGTTAAAGCCATTAACGGTGCTTTAAAAGCATTTGCTCCTACAAGAGATTTAGTTACTAATGCAACCAATTTATTTAAAGATGCTCACAATTTTGTAGCTGAGAAACTTGGTATTAGTAAAGCTTTTCCTACACCTACTACACCTGCTGCGGTTACTGAAGCAGGAGGTATTAGCTTGAAACCGGGAGATGCTGTACCAATGTCAGAGGATACAAGACAGCTTTTTAAAGATATTAAAGCTACAGATATAGACTTATCAAACAGTCCTTTACTACGAAACGATGTAACTTTAAATGATATAGTTAATCCTGCTCTTAAAGGACCAGCTACAGATAACTTTTTATTAAATCAAAGATCTTCATTAGGTAGTGCTTCTATTTTAGAAGACACCTTTTATAAAGATCCTGTAAATTTATACGGTACGAATCTTGAAGGTAATATACCTATTAAAGCAAATGTCCAAGATTATATCAGTAAACTACCAACTGATACTCAACAGGCTGCTACTGGTCTTTTAGATATTACACCAAAAGGAAAATTTGAAGCTAAGTTAGGAAAACTAGCAGGTAAGAATATTGATTGGTCTAATGTAAACATGGAAGATTTTGGAGATTATATTAAAGGCTTACCAAATTTAACGCCTAATGATTTAGCAAGTTTAGTTACTGATAAAAATCAACCGCTTGGTAAATTCTTTGGCGATACCAGAACAGGTACAATTTGGCAAACTCATAATATGGTTAGTGCTGCTTTAAGAGATCCTGAAATGCCTTACAATCCCGGTGTTAATCCATATGCAGGAGGACTATTAGCAAATGAAATGTCTAAAATAGATACAACTCCAGTTTATAATGTTTCTGGTCAAACTGGTTGGAATGTTGATATGACAAAAAATACTAGCATGTCTTCAGGAAACTATGGTTTTCATCCTAATAATGTTTTTACTTACGATATGTTTGGAGATACTTATAATTTACATCAGTATGGTATGGGTTATCAACCGTCTTATACAGAACCAACTGATGAATTTGGAGGATTTTAATAATGAAAAAACCAACAATTGATCAAGAAATAAATGAAGATGCATTAGAAAATGTAAACTTTTTTAGTGCTCCTATACCCGGTCAATCTTTAACAAACGATCCTGAAACTCCGTATCCTTGGGAAACTGCACCAGAGTTTACTACAGTTGATAGTGCTATGATGTATTTTGCTGATATACTTTTAGATGTCGAAACATATGCCGAAATGATGTCTCTGATTAAACAAGGACAAACTATTGATGCATTAGCTCAAATGATTTTGTATACTTCTTTTACAGAAGGAAAAATAAATCCTGATCTTATGTTACTTTGCTATGAACCTTTATTATTTTTATTAATGGCAATGGCAGAAAAAGTAAACATTGAATATGATTTAGATGATGAAGATGTAGAATTAGACGAATTAAATGATGATGAATTGGTTGAAGCAAAGAATCAAATAACAAGTATTACAAATTTATATAATAATAAAAAAGAAGAAATAAAAGAACAGTCCAAAAGCATTACTTTAAATGCAGATATTAATCGTATGTTAAACGATGTGGAATTAGAAACTGTTCAAGGATTATTATCAAAACCTGAGAAAGGATTATTAAACAGGACTGAAAATGAGTAAAGATATTAAAGATATGAACTCTGTAGAATACGGAGAATATTTAATTCAAAATCAAAGAGCTTGGAAAAATCAACAGTATGATCGAGCTATGAAAGATCGAGAAAAACAACAAATTCAAGATTTACTGTTTGGATCATTAGGGCTTATATCGAATGAATTAGCCTATTCAGGAAATCAAAAAATACAAGAGTTGAATTTTAAAAAGCTGCCTGATATGATTAATGCTGTAACTACAATGGCAGAGGGAAATGCAATTGCTAAAGAAAGACAACAAGCCTTAAATCAATATGGTACTCCTGAAAATGTTGTTAGAGCTAGAGCAATCGCTCATACATTTAGAGCACCTGATTTACAAAAGAAAGGAATAACTGATTTAGCTTCATTAGATGATGCATATTTTAATAATTATATTGAAGCTTCTGAATATCAAAGTATAAAAAACGAATATCAAAACAATTATAATAGATTGGATAAACTTTGGAAAAACAATCAATCGTTTGATAAATACACTGATACATATGTTAAAACAAATATTGATGCTTTAAAATCTATTAAAGAACAACAACCATCTATAGGTCACATTGGTAGATTTAGAGGAGATTACAACAAGTACGTAAATCAATTAGAAACTGCTTACTCTAATATTCTTAGTCCTATTAGTGCTGGACAGATCGCTTTAGAGGAAAGAAATAAACTAATGGCTAGCGGTGATGTTAGTGGAAAAATTAATACTTCTACAGTAGAAAAACAATTAAGAGCTGCGGATGTACCTTTTGCAGCTATTAAAGCTAGATTAGCAGATGAGTTTGCTGGTTATTATGCTACGATTAATGATGCTGATAGAATTGAAAGAGATTTTGAAAGATTGGTTGGTCAAGCTTATGAAAAAGGTGGTACATTAAATCCTAGAGCTTTACTAATGCAAGCAGCTACACCTTATTTAAAAGATATTAATTATAATTTCTTTGATGCAATGGTTCAAGATTATAATACAATGGTAGCTAGAAAAGCACCATTAAATTTAATAAATGCAACTATTGAAAATAAATACGGAATTAAATTAGATAAAGTAACCACTGATGTAAAAAGTGTTGCTGCTGCAAAACTTTATAATTCTGTTCAAAACAATGCTACGGGAAGTTTAACTAGATTAGATGTTGCTCAATTATTAAGTTCAAGCGATACACGAGCTGTTTTAGAAAATAATTTATCTTTAGTTTCAGACGTACAACAAGCGTATATGTTAGAAGAAGATACAGTAAAACAAAATTACAAAAATAAAGCTTTAATTATTTTAGAAGATATGGAATCTGTTGTAAATAACAGTGCTCAATTTAAACAATTTGCAGCAGATGCCGGTATTGAACAAGCTAAACAAAAAACTTTACAAAATGTTTTATCTAAATTAACAGAAAGAGGAGACACAGGAGATAGATTTGTTAACGCTGAAGTGTACCCAATTTTAGAACATCTTGCTTTAAATATGTATGAAATGGAAAGAAATGGAATAGATCCAGATCAAGCCAGAGACCAAGCTCTTATTAATACATATAGAGATTATATTAATAAATTAGATTTTGTTAACAATAAAATTGTAACCACTGGATTAATTACTCAAACAAGATGGAATAAAGGAGATAACCCTGTTACCAATATACAAAAAGTAGTTGACCAAAATAAAACAACAAACCCTTATAGTCATTTAACTACACAATTTGATAAATCTTTAGAACAACTTAAAGATAATCCAGACAATGTAAATGCTAGAGAAACTGCATTGGTAAGTGGTGCAACATTACTTAATGAATTTATTAAACGAAACCCAATGCTAAACACATCTCAAAAACTTAGAGAATCTTCAGCTACTATGAACGAACTTTTAAATCAATTAGAATTTATTAGTCCGGGTTTAAACTTACAAGAATTATTAGATAACGCAGAACCTGATCCGGAAACTACAGCAAAAGTTATTATTGATAGTATAGGTACAAATAATAGTACTCGAAATCAAATGACTGGTATTGGTTTTTAATTTAAGGAACATTTAATATGCCTATTGATTGGAATGATCTATTTCCATCTCAAAAAACTGTTGAGCAATCTCAAACTGCAAAGCTTGATTGGTCAGAGTTGTCTGATCAAAATACTCAACAGACTGTAAAATCTCCAAATCTTAATAAGGTTTATGATGAGTTAAATAAATCTTTGGCTGAAGGAACTTACAAAAAATCTTTAGATGATCTGGAAAAAGATCCTCAGTTTGTTAAGATAGCTTCTGAATTTTTAAAAGATATAGGTCAGTCAAGTGATGATATCTACGAATATTTTAGAGATGAAGATTTTAATCTTGTTAAAGGTTTTAAAAGGTGGGCAGATACTGCAAAGTTTTCTGATTTAAATAAAAAAAGATATGCGTATTTAAGAACAGCTTTTGATAATGCTTCTATTGGTAGTTTTGGTCAAGGTATGGAGCTATTAAAAGATGCTTCATTAGACATTGCTTCTGATCCTACAACATTGTTAGGTGTTCTTGCTGGTATATTTACAGGAGGAACAGCTACAGCTGCCACCTTTGCAGCCAAACAATCTGCTGCTCAAGCAGCTAAAACAAGTTTAAAAAACTTTGCAAAGTCTACAATTGTACCCACACCTTCTAATCTAAAAACTACTGGACAATCTTTCGGAAGACTTTTAAATTTAAAAGATGAAGCAGCACAAATGTTAGGTACTGCTACTATGCTTGGCTCCTACGAAGGAATGTTACATGCAGGATTAGGAGACGTAGCTCGTCAAGGCACACAAATAGTTTCAAATATAAAACAATCTTATTCTCCAATTCAAACAGCTCTAATGGTTCCTGCTGGAGGAGCTATTGGAACGGTTGCTCCTACAGGCTTTACTGCTGTTGGTAAAGGTGCTTCTGCTTTTATCAATAAAAGTATGGATGTTCTTGGAAAAAATATTGGTTTAGAAAATTATCAGAAAAAACTTTTAGATGATTACAAACATAAAATAGATAACTACGAAAATGAAAAGTTTGTACGACCAGAAGTAACTCAGCAGTGGTTTGATTTTACAAAAAATCTAAGAAGAATAACAGGAGATAAATTAGGATTTTTAACTTTTGCTAGGATGATTTCTCCTATTCGAACATTTGCAAAACAATCTCCAACAGCTAAAAAACTATTATTTACTTTTCAAAAAGACGAAGCTCAAAAATATTTTGAATTGCCAGAGCTTACAGAGGGTTTAGGCTTTGCTAATGAAATAGAATATTTAAGATCAAGCATACGTCAAAAACTCATTGATGTGGTATCACCTTTAGTAGATGATCCAACAAAGTTTGAATTAACACCAGACATTAATGAGCAACTACGGAATGCATTAATTGGTAAAAAAGTTTATGGTCCTAATAATACTAAAATAGAAAAACGAGTTTTAGATGTAGCTAAAAGTTTAAGAAAATTAGATAATGATATTTATTCAGAAGCTCGGGAAGCTGGTTTAAATGTTAAGTATACTAAAAATCACTTTCCAAGATTTTATAATAGAGAGACACTGGAAGAAAAAGAAACGTTATTTATTAATGAATTAATTACCTCCGGTCAAGTTTCTCCATCAAGACAAGACATTATAGATTTAATTAAGTTAAGAAATGAAGAAGATAAATTTACGGTTTCTTTTACGAATAATGAAGGAGTAACATCTCAAAAACCTTTTGAAAAGATTATGGGTCAAGTTACAACCGAAGAGCAAAGAATACGATTAACAGGTCAATTTAAAGAAAAATACCCAGAATTTATTAGAGACATTGAAAGAAATAAAGCAGAAAAAGTTTATAAAGATATGATGGAGCTTGCAGTAGTCGACACCACATATGATATTAGTACTGGGGGAAGAGGTAACTTTGGAAGCAGAGCTTTTGAAAAAATCTCAGATGATTTCTTACTTGAAAATGGATTCATAGACTCTGATGTTATGAGAGCTTTTGATGATTATATTTTAAAATCCATACCAGTCATTGTTAGAACTAAACAACTTGGTTATAATTTAACTGAGTTTGAAGATAAATTTATTAATCGTATTAAAGATGAACTACAATATAAATTAGATGATGATGGAAATATTTTACTAGATGCTAAAGGTACTCCAATTCTTAGAGATAAACCGTTAAAGTTATCACAAAAAGACGATAAGTATTTTAAAGATTTATATATGTATGCAACAGGTAAGGGGTTGGGACCAAGCGGAGCTTTTGTAGATCATTTACAACTTTTAAATGCTACAGCTTATTTACCACTAGCTACAGTTTCTAGTTTAACTGAAATGGCTATTCCATTTGCAAGAGCTAATACTGTTCAATATCTTTCTGAAGCTGGAAGACCTATAAAAGAATTAAGTGATCTTATGGTTAATCAACTAAAAGATACTGTGTCGCAACAGCAAGAAGCTTTACGTAAATTAGGTTTAGGAAACGATGAAATTCAAAGAGAGCTTAGAATATTTGGATATGCGTTTCAAGAATCAGCTAAAGAAAGAGCTGCTTCATTAGGAGGAGAGCTTACTAATAGAAAATTATTTGGAGTGGGACCAGAGTTAACAACACTACAAGATGGATTTTATAAACTTAATTTATTAAGAGATTGGACAGGAAGTGTAGAACGAACATCTTTTTTAATTGGTAAAAATATTATTAGAGATGCTGCTAGAGATTTAGCAGACGGTGGATTAAAGCCGAAAGATGAATTACGATTAAGAGAGGTTTTAGTAGAGCTAGGCATTAATCCAGAAGATGCAATTAAATGGCACAAAGCAGGAGCTAAAAAATATACATCTGACGTAGAAGGTCTTAAAAGTTACGAGTTGCTACAAGATGGTAGAGCTTACGATCCTTTCTATAAAAAAGTTTTAATAGGTGGGTCTCGTTTTACAAATGAAGTTATTTTAAATCCAAGTTCTGCGAGTGGTTTAAAACCAAGATTATACAGCCATCCTCAAGCAAAATTACTTTTCCAATTTTTAAGTTACCCTGCTGCTTTTACAAATACAGTTTTAAAGAAAGGAATCCAAAGAACAACGAGAAGTTTCAGTAGAGGAGATGTAAAAAATCCCGGCAAATTATTTAGTACGTTTGCAATTATGACAGCATCAGCTATGTATTTAAATAATTTGAGAACAGGAGGACAGCATTTTGAAGAAGATGATGTTGATCAAATATTTATGGATGGTGTTTCTCGTACAGGTATTACTGGTATAGCTGATACAGTTCGTAGAGTTGCTACCAATGTTCAATACGGAGGAAGAGGTTTACCTGTTGTATTAGCCAAAGCAATAGGTGGTCCTACTGTTAGTGATGCTATTGAAATGGCTCAGTTTAATAGAGGTATTTTGGAAACACTTTCACGTAAGGTTCCTGTTGTAAATCAATTATTAAGAACTGGGATAGCTGGAGAAGAAGCAAAAGAAATACCAAAACTTTTACAAGATGCAGCACGAGAATTAGATAAAAAATCATATGAAAGTTTAGTAGAAATTTTAGAAGCAGCAGGAATTATTCCGGAAACCTTAGAGGGTGTTCCACGTTTAACTGCTCCTGAAAGTCTAACAGAACCTAGAAAAATAGAACCAAGAGTTCCGAGAGAAAGAGGAGGAATAGTACCGGATGTTCCTAATGTTTCTTTAGAGCCAGAAGATACTAAGATGCGTGGCTATCCATTTACATATAAAGATGTTGCTGGTTTTATTGTGGAAGATCAAGAAGATCGTATAGGTTTGGCAGACGGTGGTATTGTTGAAGATATTCAAGTTGGTATATTTCAAAAAATATTACGACAGTTTTTACGAAGTGGACTACAAGAAACAACACACACAGAATTTCAACATCTTTATGAACATGCAAGTTCTTATTTAGATTCTGTTCAATTAGGTCAATATGAGCAAGATAAACTAAAAGCTGTTCCTTTAAGCATTGCTAACAAAAATACATCAAGCTCTAAAGTAAACCAAGAATTATATTTAAACTATACAGGAGATAATATTCAAGATATTTTAACTGATCAATACTTTAATGTAGATCAAGTTGGCATTAAATTATCAACCGAACCTTTAGTTGACAATCCTTACAAAGTGAAGGTAGCTATTCAAAACATTTTAGATATAAGTAAATTTAACACTGATTTTAATCTCCAAGAAATATATCAAAATGAAGAGTTAGTAAACTTTTTAGAAGACATAGCTATTGAAAGAAGCCATGAGTTTATGGATGTACGTTTAGAACTTGAAGGGTTGTTAAAAGATTTTTTAAGAGTTGAAAGAAAATTAGATGATGAAGATATTAATATTTCCGACATTGATTTATTACTCTCTTCTTTTAATAATCAATTGTTTGAATTGATTGAAAAAATGGGATACGATGCTATAAAAATATCCAATGGATACTTAATTAATAATATCAATAAACTTTTTGTTACAGGAAAATCACGTCTTAAAAAAGCTGAAGGGGGACCCATCTCAAGATTAATTGAGTTTGGTGGAAAGATGTTTGGTATCGGGGGACCTGAACAAAGACAAAATGAAAAAGAAGCTGCTGCTTTAATCAATAGAGCTGTAGATGCTAAATTAATTCCAGATAGAGAAAGAGTTCCTACTGATGATTATGGTTTTGTTGCCGGTAAAACTGGAGATACTTTTAATGCTGCTAATCATGCCTTATTAAGTTATAAATATGGGGATACCTTTCTTAGAAGAACAGGACTACAAGGTAAAGAAATTTTACAAGCCTTACAAGGTAGAGCAAAAGATTCAGCACTAGATGCATTAAATAATAGATATGGTATGGAATTAAGAACTAGAGTTAAAACTCAAGAAGAAGCTGAAGAAGCCATTATGAATGCGTTATCTAATACTTATAAAACTTTACAAGAAGGAAAAAAACTAAGTCCCGGTAAAAATTTATATTTAACTTTTGAGGATGTATAATGAATAAAGAATTATGTAAAGCTGAAATCAAGAGACACGAAGGTGAAGTCTTAGCAATCTATGAAGATAGTCTAGGCTATAAAACTCTTGGTGTTGGACACCTGTGTCAACCGAGTGACCCTGAATACGGGTGGGAAATAGGAACACCTGTAAGTCAAGAAGTAGTAGACATGTACTATGAAGAAGACTTTGATAAACATTACATGGAAGCAATTCATGTTGTTGGAGGCGATGAAATTTTTCAAAACTTACCAGAGCCTATGCAAAGAGTGTTAGTTAATATGTGTTTTAATCTAGGCGGTACAAGGCTTTCAAAGTTTAAAAAAATGATAGAGGCTTGTAAAAAATATGACTGGAAAGAAGTTGCTAGACAAATGGAAGATAGTAAATGGTTTCATCAAGTAGGCAGACGTAGTAAAGAATTACAGCAAACTGTTTTGGATTTGTTGTAATGTTATTATATACAGAAAAACAATTAGATACTGCATACAGAATAGATTGTAAAGCTAGAACTAAATCTAATTTACCTTGGATAAAACGTGAAGAGTTTAGACCTCTTTATGAAACTTTAGTTGAAGCTTTTATGAGAGCCTACAATGAAGATAATATTTTAGGCTCGGATGTACCTGAGTATCTATTAGATTCTGTAAACGATTTATTAGAGGGCACTATAACCACAGAGGAAATACAATGAATAAATTAAAAAATATTTTAGGGACTCTAGCACCTACATTGGGTGCAGCTATAGGAGGTCCCATAGGTGGGCAAGCTGGTCAGATATTAAGTTCTGTGCTAGGTGTTCCAAACAATCCCAAGTCTATTGAAAAGGCTGTACAAAACATGACATCTGAACAAATGTTAGAACTTAAAAAAGCTGAACAAGCTTTTGAAGTTCAGATGAAAGAGTTAGAAGTAGATGTATTTGCATTAGAAGTTCAAGATAAACAAGATGCACGTGGTAAGTTTAGTAGAGATTGGACTGCAAGAATCATGGGTATTGCTACCGTTGGTGGTTTTCTTGGTTACATATTCTTAGTAACGTTACAACCACCCGAGCAAAACTCTGAAGCATTAATCAACCTTGTACTTGGTTATCTTGGTGGTTTAGCATCAGCAGTTATCTCATTCTACTTCGGAGCTTCTAACACACCGGATAAATGAACGAATTCGTAAGCCTCATCAATGAAGTAGGCTTTCCCATTGCAGCAGCTCTAGGATTAGGGCTTTTTATTTGGAAGCTGATTAATCGTATCATTGATGGTATGGAGACCA